CAGCAGAATGAGGCAACTAGGCTTCAACAACAAACTCAAAGGCTTCAACTAGAAAATCAAAGCAAAGACGCTATTGAAAAGGCGTTTGCTGGAGTACGAAATCTTGTAGACAAGAACAAAGAGAAAATAGAGACAGACAAAGAATACAAGCGACTGATTGATGAAGGACTGCTGCCTGCTCAGGCAAAACAGATCATCGCTCTCAACAGACAATTCCAGGAAGGGGATAAAATTTTAAAGCAACGTTTGCTCGATCTTCGGGCGTTAATTGAGAAAGGAGGCCTTGAAGAGGAAACAATCGCCAATCTCGAGCGAGAGATAGAGCTGATTAAGCAGAAACGAAGAGAGCTTGGACAAGAGACTGAAGATGGCGTCAAAGACGTAGAAAACGATCCTGGCGAAAAAGCAAAAACTAATTTTGAAACTTTTAAAGAAAGTTTCAAGGCTGGCATTAAGGATATGGGTGATTTGTATAAAAACTTAGGTGAAATAGGAGCAAAAGCATTCCAAGGCATGGGAGACATATTGCATGAATTTGTCACTACAGGAAAAGCTGACTTCAAGGGATTTGCAGCATCAATACTGTCTGACTTGTCGAAGATGTTCATTAAGTTTGCTCTATTCCAGGCGTTAAAAGGAATTTTCCCTGGATTAGGACTTGCCAATGGCGGCGTAATCAACCAAGGGAAGGTTGTTCCTTACGCAAAAGGAGGGGTTGTAAATCAACCAACCATTTTCCCAATGACAAATGGCACAGGTGTCATGGGAGAAGCTGGGCCTGAAGCAGTCATGCCTCTGAAAAGAGGTCCAAGCGGTCGCCTTGGTGTTGAAGTCAATCAAAGTGATCTAGCAAGAAATGCAATGAATCGCTATTCACGTCGAGGCAGCCCTTCAGGTGGAGATGCTGAAGCTCAAACCCAAGAAAATGCTTCAGAACTTGCTAGTACCCCATCAGCTATTGACGTTCGCTACACAGTGGAGAGAATCAATAGCGTCGACTACGTGACTGCTGATCAGTTCCAGAATGGAATGCAGCAGGCTGCACAGCAAGGTGCTAAACAAGGTGAACAGCAAACACTGAAGCGTTTACAGATGAGTGGCAGCGCACGTAAGAGGATCGGAATATGAGCCAATACGCTTTAGGTCATGTCGTAACGATCAATGCTTTGCGAGATGATCCAGGCAGCGATAAAGGGTTGTATGTGCAATTTCGTTTTCAGAATTTTTTTATTAATCAGGATATGACATACGAGAGCAACTCGTATGATTTTGTGCCATTTGGTTTTTCTGGCGTTACTGTAAACCGTACCGGAGATGGATTGGAGGCTAGTCTTGTTTTTCCAAACAATGACCTGTCTCGGGGATGGGCCGTCTTAGGAATTAGAGACCATTATGTCGTTCAGGTCGAAGTCTTAATCATAGATTCATCCAATCCGTCCAGTAGCGGACACAAAAGCGTACATAGCTACACCGGTCAAATCACTGGTGGAACTTGGGACAATGCATCGTTAAATTTGCAACTTAGCTCAGTATTAGACGCTGTTGGAACGGACATTCCGAGACGTGCGTTGACCAAGAAGCTTGTTGGAAATCTGCCGGTATCTAATAATGTCCGACTGCAGTGATTTGATTGGAATGCCTTATCGGCTTGGTGCTGACGGCAGTGACGGCCATATTGACTGCATTCATCTTTGCTATGCGGCATTGGAGCGTATGGGTATTGACAAGCCACCGTTCAAGCAAAGCTGGTATGAGGCAAGCAAGTGGGAAGTGTGCCGGGATCTAATGCGGTGGGGTTTGCGAGTTGAAAAGCCTGCGTATGATGGGGACATTCTGCTGCTACCGCAGCAATCTTGGGCATTCGCAGTCACATGGCAAAAAGGGATCCTGTATATCGGTCCAATGACGCAGAAAGTGCAGTGGTCATTGGCCCGAGCATTTACGACGTACCACTGCTTCCGTACGAAAGGCAGCTAATTGCATCAATTGGCATAACCGAAGAAGAGTATCGACAATTTGCGGCTGAGGTAAGAAGTCGCGGAGTATTAAGGCCAGCGGAGTATGAGCATGTTCCTGACATTCAAGCAACAATTCCAGGGCTGGACGTAATTTTAATAAATTTAGCGATTGGATTTGTTTTAGGTGGCGCAGCCTATTTATTAACACCAAAGCCGAAGATGCCACGCGCTAAAGGTGGTGGTGTTACTGATCTTGGCAGCATTACAGGAGCCAATCGTTTTACGCCGTCACGCGGCTTTGAGACGCTTGCAGAGTTGGCGGATTATGCCTCGCCTGTACCCATAATCTTTGGGCTCTACAAGAACGACATTGGCGGAATACTGGCTACGCCAAAGCTGATTTGGTCGCGGATGTTTAGCCATGGAACGTCACAAAGAGCCAAGCTTATGTTTGTTGTTGGCGAACAAGGAGTAAATAATATTGGCATTGACGAGCCAGAACTAGAAGGTATTTTTCTAGGCAACAATGCTCTTGATGCAATTTTCAAAGATCAATTCGCTTTTTATTGGCATAGAGCATCTTTTCAAGATAATTTTCGAATCAAGGGCAGTGACAAACGATATGGATCACGGGGTTCGCTTGACTCTGGAGACCCAGAAATTAGCAAAAAAGATGATGTTTTCGACGTAGTAGATTCAGGGTTTGAACCACAGCAACTTTTTTGTCACGCTTATACGCCCTCAAACTCTGTAGCGTTTGGCTGTCACAGTGCTATCGCAAACGGAACAAATTTTAGGGTTAATTATCAATTAAATCTTATTTTAGATGACTCCAGCAAAGATTCCAAGAGAGTCACGTTGATGCAGAGAATGAAGGTAGTTGGAGAATCTGGAGCGTTAAAAGATGGTAAAGAAGTAAGAGATAAAGGTGAAACCCCTGGAACGATTAACTCAGGTTTTCGAGATGCAATTATTGAAGAAAGACACGATGGAACGGGGAGAAACTATAGTCCACGCATGGGAATCGTGGAGTACGACGGCACGGTTAACAATGACAATCCAAGCAGCAGCAACTTGTTCAGAGATAAAAAAATCAAAACCACGATAGAAGGAGTAGAGGAAGGTAAGAAAATTAAATTTAAAATAAAAAATCAAAAAATATCAGATAATTTTTATGAAAGAGAAGGCGGCGAAGGAAAAGCTCCGGTTGATGACATTAATTCAACAGTTGAGTCGCTTCAGGTAGAAGCGGATGGAGCGATGCAGCTTGGAGAACATTTCATGATTGGGGGGAGCATCTGGAAGGTAGTAAAAAGAAAGTTGGAAAGATTCATCCCATCTGACAACGCAACCAATGCTGACGATCAACAAATCACCTTGGAATGCGTAGACACGTCTACTTCATTATATAAAAAAATTGGAATTGTAAGCACGAATCTTGTTTTAAACCCATCTGGAAGTGGCAACGAATTCATTGGCGACGGGGCAGTCGGAGACTTAACAAAATCAGTTGGTGAAGGCTTTTATCCTTTAACTCAAATTGCAATAGCAACTATCAAAAACAACAGGCCGTCGTTTATTACTGAAATTGGGCTTAAAAGCACAGTGTTTCAGCGTTTAAATGGTCTGTGCAATTTCCAAAACTTGCCATCTAGGGATGAAGTTGCGAAAGCTGAAAAGAAAAATATTCAAATCAACAATGGAACAATTTCTGCCGCTATACGCCGCTCTTCTATGTTTAGAATTTTTGTAAGAAATACTAGAGATAGTGATTCAAAATTTGAGCCATTCAAGGAAATTTTTGTAATTCAAGGGCAAACGCCAAGCGCACAATACAACTACATTAAGTTTACAAATCCAGGCAATGAGCAGCGACAGTTGGAGTTCAAGTTCGTTCCTTTCCCTGCCTCTGAGTTTAGATCTATGCCAACAGATTCATCGGAAGATCGTTTCATAGTTTTAGACCAGTCTGCAGTTGACGACAAATCGAAACCAAATGTCAGGTCGACAGACCCTCAAACAAATTTAAACATTAAAATTACATATTCTGGCAGGCCATTTAAAAACAAAACTGGATTCAAAGGTAATAATGAATTTAAAAGAGCGCCCAGAGAGGCACCACCCATTACAGAGTTTACTTATCCAGATCAATTTGGTTTCGATACAGCATTACCTTCCGCTGAGTCAGGTAGAGTTATTACAACGGGCTCGCTACTGAGCAGGCCATCTTCAAGACGAAATCTTGCAAATAATGACAACTTAAAAGCAAAACTAGCTTCATTCTTTCATGATATTGCAGGGCCAGCGGAGGGCTCTGGCACTAAGACAGGAAGCTATAAAGAGTTTGAAACACTTGAGTTTATCGATGGTAGCCGTGCTAAATGGCTTCATCTCAAGTGGAAGCTTAGGAAAACAAAAAGCAGTGATGAAGTTAAGATTATATCTGGCAAAAGCAGAGTCTGGGCATTTAATGATGTTGCGATTCCTAGCGATAATAATTCAGGACAATCAACATGCACGGTACTAGGCAGTGGCGGAAACTTTCGTGAAAGTGAAATAATTGAAATCAAGAGGGGCAGTGAGGCAACTAACATTACAAGCGGACAAGTGCCCTATCCAGACAGCAATCCTTTTATACATCAAAATCCTAAAATGGAATTTTCAGGAATGAGATTTCAGATTACAGA